TCAGAAAAGGCCGGCCGGATGGGCCTCGATGTCCCAGCTGAAGATCAGGACCTCCCCGACCTCCTTTGCCCGGGCACCGCCGCCAACGGTGTAGGTGTGTTCTGCCCGCTCGATGTGGAACCCGGGGAAGAGCTCCCGGATGGCAGGATGATCGTTCAGAGTGAGGATAGCGCGGCCCTTGAGGCCGGCCAGGGTCGCCGCCAGTGCCTGGTACTGGTCCCAGCCGAAATCGACGCCGTAGCCCTCGGTTTCCCAGTAGGGCGGATCCATGAAGAACAGGGTGTGAGGGCGGTCGTATTTGGCCACGCAGTCCTGCCAGGGCAGGTGTTCGATGTAGGCGTTGGCCAGCCGCAGGTGAGCCGCCGATAGCGTCTCCTCGAGGCGGAGCAGATTCAGGCCGGGTGGAGCGGTGGTGGCCGTGCCATAGGTCTGACCGTCGACCTTGCCGCCGAAAGCGCTCTGCTGCAGGTAGTAGAAGCGCGCGGCACGCTGGATGTCGGTGAGCGTCTCGGGGCGGGTCACCTTCAACCATTCGAACACGCGGCGGCTGGAGAGCGCCCATTTGAACTGGCGCACGAACTCCTCGAGGTGGTTTTGCACGACCCGGTAGAGGTTGATCAGCTCGCCGTTGATGTCGTTGATCACTTCCACGTCGCTAGGCGGCTTCAAGAAGAATAACGCGGCGCCGCCGGCGAAGGGCTCGACGTAGCAGGTGTGTGTGTTGTCAAAGAACTTGAAGATACGGTCGGCCAGGCGGCGTTTGCCGCCGAGCCAAGGAATGATGGGCATTGCCATTGCTGTCTCCACTACTGAGATCATGGGTCGGTAGGCTTGCCCCGCCACGCGTGGCTAGGGGCCATGCTGATCCACGTCCTGTCGTGGAGAGGGCCGGGCTGTTGACGCAGTCCGGCGCCCCGAACTTTCAAGGAGCCGTCGGCCAGGTCACCGTCCCCGGAAAACCCGCCTGTTGCGGCACGTTGCGGAGAGCGGTGCGATAGGTCGCCCACGCGGCTTTCGTCGCGGCGTCAAGCGGAGAGTCGGCGGTCTGAGTCCAGTCGCACGCGGCGAGCAATTCATCACGTTGAGCACGCGAATCTGCAGCGCGAGTATCAGGCGCAGGTTCGGCCGTGTTCCCAGCCGCTATCCACGCCTCATAGTCAGCCCACCATCGATGGCCGCGCGGGATAGACGTACCATCGTCTAGCCGCGTCACCATGTAGGGGTCTTTCGTCAGTTGATACATGGTCAAAACTCCGCGTCGAAATCAAAGTAGGCATTCACGCCAGTTCCGTCATTGCCTTGAAGGATGCCGAGGGTTCCAGGAGTAACGGTACCGGTTGTCACGGAGATGAAAGTCCCGAGCACTCCGACATCGAAAGAAGAGAAGCCTGTGGGCGCGACACCGGTGCCGATGGTCAACACTCGAAAGTTACTCACGGCGGCTGTCTTCATTGCAGGCACCGCACGCTTTTCGACAGCGTATCGGTGGTACGTGTAGAACGCTGTGCTGGAGAACCAGAACCCTGGAGTAAAATCAGTTCGATTGATGTCGGCGACGCGCTCCATATAGCGCATGCAGAGGGAGAGCTCGATGCCGGTCAATCGCCAGTCGAACCGCGTCGGGAACTGCCCGAGTTCGAGCTGCGGCATCGCGAACGTGCCATTGCTGAACACTACCGTAGCATTTGTATTGGCCACGAGGTTGAAGGGCACGCCACTGGTCACGGGGGTGCCATTGACAGTAGCTATCGCGGTGCCGCTCCAGCTAAGCACGTAGTTACCGCCCTGGATGTTTGCTCCTTCCACTACCTGAGCCACGCCTCCAGCAGGCGCGGTAAACGTCGCCACGCCATTCGCATTCGCCCAGGCGAGGCTCTGGCCCGACGTCTGCACCTTCCAACGGTCGACCGTGTACTGGTTCGCAGAGGTAGTCGCGGTGCCGCTTACATACCCGCGCTGGTTAATCTGGCCGAGCGCATTGATGAGCAGGTTGCGCATGTCCGACTGGAAAAACGAGCTCGCGGGCGCCGCGACCGTCGCGCCTCCCTGAACCATCGGGATCTTTTCGGCACCGGTGAGCGCGGCAGCCGCAGGTAGCTGTGAAATCTTGTCGGCCATGATCAGGACTCGGTAATGAGGTAGGCGCCGTTTTCGGCGGTGAGGTTGTTGCCGTCCTCGGTGAGGATCTGCTGGCCGCGGTAGTATGTGAACGTGGCCGCGAGCGACTGCCAGCAGGTATAGCCGTCGCGCACGGCGTCGATCTGCACCTGCACCGTGCCATCGCCGCTCACGGGCGGCGTGAGGCTGGTCGCGATGACGCCACTGGCGGTGCTGTCCAGCACGCCGTTGAGGTAGACGCGCACGGTGTAGGTGGTGTTGGGCTCCGGGCCGGTGCTTCCCTGCGTGGTGTCGATCAGCTGATCCGCCTGCAGCAGACGGTCGCGATGCGACCAGGTCAGAGCCAGCGCGCCTTCCACGGTTGCCGGATAGGCGATGCCCTGCACCCTGAGGTTGCCCGGCGGGTACGGACGGATCTGCCGTTCCGCCATCGTGACGCTGGCCACGGGTGCCAGCGACGGGTCGAGTACGGCCGAGCTGGTGCGCGTAAGCAGCTGGCCCTGCACCGTCTCGCCGTTGAGGTAGGTAGTGCGGTCGTGGCCGGCGTAATGGTCGGAAACCCACAGGCGCGCGCCAGCCGCATGCGGTGCGGGCGTCGTATCGACGCAGCCACGGGCCAGCGTCATCGTGCCGGCGCTGGCATTGACGGCCGTGATGCTCATGACCTCGTTGTCCACCAGCACCTGGGCGCCGACGCTGACCTGGTCGATATCGCTCATGCCGCTGAGCGTGATAGCGCTCGGGCCAGCTTCGGCCACCATCGCGGCGGCGAGCGTTGCCGTGGCTGTGAAGTCGCCGGCGCCGACCTTGACGAAGTTGCCGCTGGTGCCAGGTCGCGTCCACAGGTCGTAGTTGTAGGCCAGCGACGTGGGGCGTGCAGCCAGCGCCGCGACATAGCCGTCGGTGGCGCCTATCTGCGCCTGATCGGCCGGGCTGAGGTTGGCGACCAGATCGCGATAGCTGGCCTCGACCAGCTGCTGTTCGGGCACCGGTTCGGGCGTGGTGTTGGGGGTTGTCCAGAGCGGCGGCTGCTGCACTACGTAGGTGGCGCTTGGCATGCTGTAGACGTCCTGCGCGCAGGTCAGCGTGATGACGCCGGCGCTGACCGTGCCGCGGTCGATCTCCAGTACGCGAAGAGGCATCTGGCTCACGTTGAGCTTGGCCCAGCTGAAGGCCAGCACGTCGCCGCGGATCACCTGCAGATCGCTGTGCACCTTGATCTTCACGCGGCTGGGGAGCGCGCTCAGCGCGTGCAGGTCGCGCATCGCGATCTTCGCGGCGAGGTCGAAGCTCCACAGCCCGGGGTATGTGTTGGTCTGCGACACCACGCGGCCCTGCGCCTGGATGTTCACCGGGTTCTGCACAGTGACATTGGCGTCGCGGTTGGTCTGGCAGTCGTGGTATGTCACGGTGACCTGGTTCACCGAGCCGGCGAGCGCTGCCGGCTCGTAGCTGGTCAGCTCCACGATGTTGCTCTCGTCCACTACCTGGCACTGGATGATGTCGTAGTCGCCGCGCAGCAGCTTGAGGTACTTCAGGCCGGTGGTGGTGTCGTCGACGAAGATGCCGCCCACATGCGCGCAGACGGTATCGAGGAAGTTGCTCAGCACCGCGCTGCGCGACCACTTCAAACATAGGCCAATGCCTTCGCTTTGCAGGGTTTGCGCGGCGGCGAGCAGCTTGGTGAGGTCGAGCGTGGAATCGGGCTCGCCGAGGCCGGTGACCGGATCGGTGATGCAGCGATAGATGACGTGCGCGCCGTTCATGCCGCTGCCCACCTGGCACAGGCTGGGTTGCCAGACCGGCGTGCGCCAGCCGGCGACATAGCGCTGCACCTGGAAGCCCCACGGCTTCACATACGGGCTCATCGCGCCCACTTCGCCGTTGAACACCATCGTCACCAAGCTTCGGAACGCCGGCATCGGCAGACCGAGCTGGGACTGCAGGTAGGCGTTCCGCTGCTGGGTGGCTTCGCCCATCATCACGTCGAGCTGGCCGACGATGCCGCCTTCTTTCTCTTCTCCGCCGAACAGGCCGGGTTGGTTCAGCTGAATGGTTGTGCTGCCGGTGATCGCGTTGTTGGTGAGGATCTTGCCGCCGACGGTAATGCAGCTGATCTCGTCCACCGGGCCGGTGCACAGGCCCATGTGCAGCCCCATCAAGAACTGGTAGCCGACGGTGATGGTGCTGCCCTTGCTCACGCCGAGGCCTCCTGTTCGGCGCGCGCAATAGCCACGGCACGCAGCGCGAAGGCGTCGCCGGTCGCCTCCAGCACGCTGGCCGGCAAGCCTTCGCGCAGGAACGTCTGCAGATCAAGGCCGTAGCGTGCGAACCACGTGCGGATGCTGGGCGCGCACAGCACGCCCACGCCGCTGAGCGATGCGGCGCGGGCATGCTGCATGGTGACGGTCACGTCTGCCATCAGCCGACCTTCTTGCGGATCGGATAGGTGCGCAGGTTGCCGTACCAGATCACGTTGGGATCGTCGATCCACACGGTGCCGCAGCAGTCCATGACTTCGCGGCCGTCTTGCGCGGTGGGCACTTGGAAGTCGCTGAGCTCGGGTGGCTTCTGGCCCTTGGGTCGTGGCGCCATCGCGTAGGCGACGATCATGGCCACGATCATGATGATGATGTAGACGATGGCGGTCATGGCTTAGAACACCGGATTGCTGCCGAAGGGGTTGACGTCGGGGATCCACGGCTGGCCGCCGTAGTTGATGTCGTTGCCGAACTTTGTGGCGCACGTCGCGAGCGTGTGGTCGCAGCCCGGGTAGGCGTCGACCACGGTGCCCACCGCACACAGCGCAGGAGTGAGCAGGGTGAGCGTCTGGCCGGTGTGCTGCAGCACGAAGCGGCGCTGCGTATTCACGCCGTCAGGCCACAGGATGTAGCCGCCGGCGAACCAGCCATCGGGCTTGCTGGCGAACGCTGCCGCCTGGATCACGTTGCCCTGCACACTGGTAAGCGTGCCGGTCACTTTGAAAGCGGCCATGCTGACCATGCACTGGCTGTCGCCCAGGGTGTGGGGGCAGCTCTTCTGCCACGCCCGCGTGAGGCCGTTCGCCTTGAGGCTGGCGCTGGGTGGGAGGCAGTGGATGGTCGCTTTGCCGCCGGTGGCGAAGGTCACGCTGCCGATCAGGCCGCTCCACTTCATCACGGGCGTGGTGGCGCCCTTCGGCAGGGCCAGCAGGTTGATTTGGATCAGATCCAGCGGCGCCGACGGTTTGAATAGTTGGAGCAGCGGCAGCGACTCGGGCGCATTGATGTCCAGCGTGTTGCGCGTGAGGTCGGCACTCTCGCTGATCGCACCGCGCTTGAGCGCCGCCTGCGCGTAGGTGGACTGACCCACGATCACGTCGCGATCGTCGCTGGTGTAGCGCCACGTGGCGGCGCCGCGGCTGAACAGGTAGAGCTCGGGGGTGCGGTCGAAGAAGCCCATCACGGTTCTTCCTTCGGCACGCCAACGAAGGTCGCCGCGCTGGTGGCGATGCCCATGCTGTCCGTCACGTGCGAAAGCTGCACGCTGTCGCCGGCCAGCGTGGCCAGCATCATCCAGCTGATCTGGCGCACGTCGCCGGGCTGCACCGGCATACCCAGCGCGCTGTCGATCGCCAGCTGCTCGCTGGCCATGCCGGTTTCGGTGGCCCCGTTCACAGCGCGGTAAAAGATGCTGCCGTTGTTGAGCTCGATGCGCAGGTGCCGGCGACCCGACTGCAAGGAGCCGTAGCGCGCGATGCCGGCCCATTCCACGTTCAGCGTGGTCGCATTGCTTGCAAGCCCTGCGGTGAGCTCCACGTCATCTGTCCAGCTGGGCAGCCACAGCGCATTGGCACGGCCCGCCAGCCAGTACAGCAGGCTGCGGAAATCGCCGCGTGCGCTGCGGCCAGTGAGCAGCCAGCGATGCTCCTGCGTGATCCACGGCTGGCCGCTGGGATCGTCGATCACCGGGGCGCCGATGTCGTTGTCCACCGTCGTGACGATGCGGCCGTAGTTGGCTTTGAGGTCGGTCGGCTCGTCCGTGCGCTGTTCCAGCACCGGCAGCCCGAGGTAAGTGGTGGGCGGCGCCGTCGCGGGCCAGTCGCATGGCTCCGCAGCCTGAAAGCGCACCTGGCCGGTGATCAACGCGCTGGTGGCGCGCGGCACCTGCGGGTAATCGGTCAGCGTGCCAAGCCGGCAGGGATACAGCCGCACGCCCACGGGCCAGTCGCCGACTGTGGGGTTGGCAAGCGTCAGCGCATTGGCCGCAATGTCGCTGACCTCGACGATCTCGAATTCGGTGGGCGAACTCCACAGCATCGCCAGGCCGCCCACCGTGAAATCGAGGTTGGCTGTGACCACAGGGATGCTGCCGCTGCCCGAAGGCAGCTCGGCAGCGAGCAGCGTGATGTCCGGCCACACCGGAACGAGCCACGTCTGCGCGCTCCAGTCGTAGAGCATCTGCTCGAGGATGCGACGGCTCTGGCCCTGCGCCACCATCCGCCATTCCCACTGCCGGCGCGGCGCCGGGCGCACGGGCACGCGCACCTGGCTGCCATCCACCGCCATCTGCACATCGGTGAGCCACGCCAGCGTCTCGTTGATCGGCTGCGACCAGTCCGGCGGAAAGCACCAGGCGACGACGCGGTTACCGGTGATGGTGAGGGTCACGTCGTCCGCGCTGCTGGCGAACTGCCACTGCAGCTGAGCGTCGATCACGGCCGGCCCTTGCGGCGTGACGCTGATCGACCAGCTGAATTGCTGCAGTGGCGCGAAGGTGAGCGGCAGCGCAGCCGGCGGCGTCACTGCCATGCCGCCGCCGTTGCTGGCCTGCAGGGCATTGAGCGTGAGCGAGTGGTCGAGATAGGCGTTCCAGACGGTCACGTTGCGCGTCTGCGCGCTGACGAGCTTGCCCAGGTCGATGCTGGCCGGGGTCAGGTGGATGCGGTGGTAGTAGTCGTCGCTGTAGGCGGCAGCCACGGCGGCCGCGATCAAACGCGCCGGGGCGGCGGCCCAAGCGCGCAGCACGGGCGCCGCCGCCGAGGGCTGCGGTGCGGCGACATGCGGCGGCCAGGAGTCGGTGGCATAGCCCTGCAGCGCGGCGGTGAGCCACGCCAGCACGCTGCCGCTATCGGCAGACCGCGTGACGGTGGCTGGCAGAATGGTCATGCTCAAGGCCCGTCGTAGCGAAGCGCCAGGCCGAAAGTGCCGCTGGATGTGTCACCGTTCGCCACATTGCGGTTGGACGGGTTGCGTCGATACCAGGGGTACACGCGCCACTTGTCGCTGCCGAGCTGGATGATGGTCTCGGCGGGCATGTTGTCGAGCCGCACATAGCGCGCGTTCGCGAGGTCGGCGACCATCGAGATCATGCCGCTGCCGCGCGACGTGACCGGCTGGATAGGCGCCAGCATGGCCTCGCCGTTCCAGGCATTCGGCTGGCAATTGGTGATGAGGCGGATCGCGCCGACGGATGCATTGGCGCCGGGGTCGATGCCGGTGCCGGGGCCGACGCCGTAACCGAACGACGACTGCGACCAGCTGCCACCATCCAACCCGTGATGCACCTGGCCGGGGAGCTGGCCCGGGTTGTAGGTAGCGCGGACGGAGAACAACCCCATGCCTGCATAATCGAAGCCCGGGTAAAGGTCGCCGCCGTTGGACACGAAGTAGATGTTGCTGCTTTGCTTGGTCGTGTTGCCGCACAGCCACACGCCGGTGCCCGGCAAGCCGGGCACCGGGCTTTGGCCGAAGCCCAGGGTGATGTAGGCGTCGACGTGGAAGCGCACCACGAAATACACCTCGTTGCCGATGACGTGCGCGAAGTAGACGCACGGGTAGTCGATCGGCTCGCCGCTGAAGGACGCTTGCAAGTAGGTCACGGCGCTCGGTGTGCCGAGGTTGCCGGCGCCGTCGTCCGTCAGGCCAGCTTGCAGGGTGAGCATGCTGCCGCTCACGGCCGCCTTGAGGTGGCAGTCGCCGCGCGACAACACGCCAGCGGTGAGCGTCCATCCATTGGCCGTGCAGGCGGACTGCAAGGCGGTCAGCAGGTCTGTGATGCTGCTGGCGGAGCCGGTGACGTAGGCCATCAGTCGAGCCTCAGAGCGTAGTAGTCGGCGAACCCGGTGCGGGCGACGTCCTGGATCACGACCCACGGCGTGCCGCCGGCGGCGACGATCGCCGCGGCACGCTGGGCGGATGTCCAGCCCGAGTTGTCGGCCACGGCCGAGCCGCCGATCTGGAGCATGTTCTCCACCGCATTGGAAAAGCCGCTGATCTGGCGCACGCCATCCAGCTCGCCGTAGACGTTGGCGTTCGCGGTTCCATCGCCTTCGGTGAGCACGATGGGCAGCAGCTGGTAGTTGCCGCCGGTGTCGCGCAGCGTGCCGTTAACGCCGCTGGTGCCACCGGTGTACGCCGGGCACGACCAGGGCCACGTGGTCGGCTGGTGCCAGGAGCCGTCCACAAACAGCATGGCGGCGTTGGCACGGGCGCCCTTGGCGTACATGCTGTGCGTGGTGTCGCTGTAGCGCGTCGCGGCCACGCCGTTCAGCATGCCGCCGCAAAACAGCGGGTATGGGTACTGGCTGGGCGTGGCGTAGGGCAGCAGCTTGCCCGCATAGCCGCTTTCGTACACCGGCGTGCCGACCTTGAGTCCGAATGCCACGCGCTGGCCGTTGACGGCGAGCCAGTAGTCGATCCGCAGGTTGTGCGCGCACACGCCGCTCTCGCGATAGCCGGGCTGCGTGACGAAGCTGTTGCCGGCGACGTAGCCAGTGAACCCGGCCACGCTCAAGTTGTAGTAGTCGGCGCTGACGCTCTGGTAGCTGCGGAAGCCGATGAAGATCTGGTCCGTGCCGCTGAGGCCCGAGCCCTGCAGGATCAGCTCGCGGTTCTGCGTGATGTCGTTGGGGTTGACGTAGCGCAGCACCGTCCAGGCGCGGCCGATGGCGCTGAGTGCGCCCTGCGTGGCCGCCACCGTGAACTTGTCTCCCACCGCGAACGCCGTGCCGCCCGCGGCGACGGTGAACGCGATCAGGCCGTTGTCGTAGGCCACGCCGGTAGTGGCGGCGGCCTTTGCGCCACTCACGCTGCCGGTGACGCTCCAGGCTTCGTTCCCAGCACTGGGCGCGCTGGTGCACTGGATCGTCCAGGTCTCGGTCACAGTCGCTGGGTGCGTGTCGAGCTTGGTCAGGCTGCCGGTGCCGGTGCCGGCGAACGTGGGCGCGCCCAGCGTGCCGTAGCCGCCGGCGAAGTGGTGAATCAGCAGCAGCATCTGCCAGTGGGCGTAGCCCTCGCTGCCGGTGTTGTCGACGGTGCCGATCTGGTAAGGCATCAGCCGCCTCCGATCATCTGGCGCACCTTGGTGGCGTTGCGCGCGATGGTGTTGACGATCACGGTCTCGCCGTCCGGGCTGTTCATGGCGTCGTAGGTCACTTGCGGGTCGATGTGGTTGACGATGCGCACGCCGAGTTGCGTGGCGCCCCCGCGCGATTCGTTGGCCGCCATGCGCGGCAGCGATGCGGGCAGCATCGAGGCGGCCGGCAAACGCGGCGCGTCGTGGAGCGGGCTCACGAAGCCGCCATCCGCGTAGCCGCCGAGCGACCACGCGTTGATCGCCGCCATGCCCATCTGCTGGAAATCGGCCATGAAGGCCATCGCACCGGCTTCCTGCATGCGGTAGGCGGGCTGCACCCACTCGCCGGCATGCACGATGCCTGCCGGCTTGTTCTTGGCGCCCGGACCGGTATAGCCGCCCTCGCTGAACCCCGCGGAGATGCTGCGCAGGCTGCCGATGATGCCGATGCCCTCGGCCGTAGCCTGGGCAATGAGCGGGATGTTCATCGGCCAGCCCTTCGCCGAGGCCTGGCTGATGTCCAACCACATATTCACGCTGGCCTGGGCGATCGCTGCGGCTTTGCTCAACGCAAAGGCAATGCGGTATTCCTGGCTTTGCGCGCCAAAACCCTGCTTGACGATTTGCGCGGCGCTGGCGAAAGAGCTGGTGAGGCCTGTCAGCATGGCGCGCTGGCGCGCCTTATCCAGATTCGCCTGCTCAGCGTAATACGCCTTGTAAAGGTCGTTTTCCTTCTGGAGATAATCCTGGGTTGCGATGCTGCGGTTGTCGAACTCCGTAGCTAGATCCTGCTGCTTTCCCTCGTAGGCAGTATCGAGGGAAGTCTGGGCACTGTTGATCTTGTCGAGCTCGCCGAACGGGCCGCCCACCGAGGATCCCAAGCCCTTGTAGTGAGGCAGCGCGCCAAGATTTTTGGATAGAACGCCCTGCACCGCATCGTGGTACTCGTTTGCGGTGATGACGCCCTTCTTTAAATCATCGTTCAGGAGTTTCAATTCGGCGTCGAGCCTGGCCAGCGACACGCCATTGGTGTCTTTCAGGCTCTGCATCAGCCGTTCGAAAGCTTCCCGATCCTTGTCGGCCTGCTTGGCGATGTCTGCATCCCGGGTTTGCGCGGCCGCAGCGACATAGGCGTCGCGCTCGGCGTTGATGGCCTCCACGTTGGCGCCCTTGGCCAGCTTCGCCTTGGCCGCCAGCTCGTTGGCTTCACGCACCTTGTCGTTGTATTCCGCCCACGCCTTGGCCGTGGGGTCGATGGCGCCCTGTTCGTCACCGAGCAGCTGGATCAGCTTCTGTTGAGCGGCTTCCGCCTGGCGCTCCACGGCTTCGGTGCTGCGCGGCTTCTTGACGTGCACCGCATACTTCTTCTCGATCTCCGCGAGCGCGGTCTGCTCGTCCGCCTGGTATTGCGCAGTGAACTGCGGCTGCGCGGCGATCAGCTTGGCCGTGGCCGACTTCACATCGGCGATCTCGGCGGCTTTGTCCTTGTCGGCCTTGGCCGATTTGAGGTACCTGTCCATCGTGTCGCTGGCCGCCTTGGCCTGCGTCATGATCCGGGTGTTGTCGGCGGCGGTGTCAGCTGCCCACTTCTCGAACAGTGCCCCGGCCTGCGCGGATTCCTTCTGCTGCACAAGCAATCCAATTTCGCCAAGATCGCTGGAGAAAATGAAATGGTTCGGGTCGCCCGGATTCTGGGCGGCGGCAAGCAGCTGCTGGTCGGTGAGCCCGCGGGTCTGCGGAAGACGATTCTTGAAGCCTTGCAGCTTCGCGTTGGCGGCGGCGAGGTCTTCCGCATTGGTGGTGGGCGCGCCGACGCGTTTCATGGCGTCCCAGGTGGCCACCACCGTGTCGTGTACCTCTTCCCATGCGCGCTGCATGATGCCGGCGCTGGCCTTCACTTCCAGCGCGCGCTGGTGCACGGCCTGGGACAGCGCCGTCTGCGCGATGGCGGCCGCATCGTCGGCATCGCCCTGCGCCTGCAGCGCCTTGATGTTCTCGTATTCCTGCAGGGTCAGGAAATGCATGCTGTCGTCCAGCGCCTTCACGGCGTGGACGGGGTCACCCTGCAGCTTCACGAAATCGGCGACCGCCTTCTCGATGCTGGTACCGGTGACGGTGGACAGGTCGATAGCGCCCTGAGCCGCCTCCTGCAGCCGGTCGCCGGTGACCTTGCCCGACGCCGTGAGCAGGCGCAGCGCTTCCTGCGCTTGGTCGAACGGCGCCTTGATCTGGTCAGCCATCGTGCGCAACTGGCCACTCGTCACGCCGGCGTAGTTGCCGCTCTCGATGATGGCCTGGTTGAGCTGCTGCACGTCGCGCTCGCCGGCGAGTGCGGCCGCGCCGAAGGCGACCAGCGCGGCGGTCGTGGCGCCGATGGCCACGCCCAGCGGCGACATGGCTGCGCCAAGCACGCCGGAATAGTTGGCGAGCGTGAGGCTGCTCTGGCCCAGGCGGCCGTACTGGCCGGTGGCCAGGTCTTTCACCAGGCGCCCGAGCTCCAGCCGCGCCATCGAGGTATTGAGGCTGAAGCTATGCATGGCCGCGCCGGCCTTGTCCAAGCCGGCGCGCGACTTTTCGATGGCGGCGGAAAAGCGCGCGAACTCGTCGTCGTCGATGAGGCCGCGCGCCTTGGCGGCGCGCAGCTGGCTGAGCTGCCGATCCAGCTGGTCGAGCTTGGCGATGCTGGGGTCGATCTGCGCGAACAGGTCGCGCACCGCCGCCGTCTGCGCCTTCAGACCATCGCCGCTGACGCGAGCCGCGCCGCCTGTGGCGGCGAGCTTGGCGTTGAACGCATCGAGCTGCTCGCGGGCCTGGTTGAGCTCGGCCTGGATGCGCAGCGCAATGTCGAGGGTGTTCACGCCCATGTCAGTCCCGCATCAGTTGAGTGATCCGCCGCTGCAGGCCGTCCAGGCCTTGCTTGCTTTGGCTGGCGCAGTAGGCCTCCGCGATGTCCTGGATGCGTGCGGCGCGCTGGCGATCGCGCAGGCGCATCAGCCGATCGTGGATGAGTCGGAGCTGCCGCTCGGTGTAGCGGCCGAGGTCGGCGGGGGTGCCGTAGCCGGCGTCGACGAGCTCGACGTAGATGTCGGCCCAGCGAGGGCCTCGCGCCGCGCCTTCTCCGCCGCGCGGCGCAGGATCTGCCGCACGAAAAAAGGGCCGCACACACCCCACCAGGCGTTCAGCAGCAGGTCGCCGTCCGCATCGCCCAGGCCGTCGACCCACTCCGCCTCGACGCCGGCGCTCTGTGCGACGGCACCCCGCAGGCTGTCCCAGTGCTCCGCGACCAGATCCATCACGTCTTCGACGAGCGCACCGCCCTGTTCGAACTGCACCTGCAGCGCCGCCGTGAACGGCCGCAGCTGCGTGCGCAAGCGCAGGCCATCGACCAGGCCGTACTCGCGCACCACCAGTTCGCGGCCGGCGACGGTGATCTCCAGCTCGGGATGCAGGACGGCCAAATCGTCGCGGCCCTCTTCGGGCCGCGCGATGGTCTTCTTGTTGAGCTTGCGGGCCATCAGCTGCCGACCCGCTCGATGCGCCCGAAACCACCCAGGGTCGGGTCGGTCGCGTTCAGCGGGTCGTACAGCACGCTGCCCGCCACCGGCAGGGTGCCGTAGCCGTCGTTGATGATGTCGAGCTGGCCGATCGGATCCAGCCGCAGCTTGTACAGGCGCACCAGCACCGGATCGCCCGTCTCGGTGTCCACGCCGTCGAGCATGAAATAGCGCTCGGGCGCCGGCGTGGTGAACATGGCCAGGTTGGTGGCTCCGGCGTAGCTATACGCTGCCTTGAACGGCTGCGTATAGGTGCCCAGCGCGTTGAACTGGATCACGCCGTTGTTGTTGTTGGCCTGGGCGGCCTGCATCAACTGGTAGTTGGCCACCGCCACGGTGGCCGGCGTCGCGGCGCTGTCGGTGAGCACCAGGGAGCTCACGCCGTTCTGCGCCAGCTTGACGTTGTCGCCCACGGCGACCTGGGGAAGCACTTCACCCGTGACGGTGCCTCCGACCACGTTGGCCGCCGCGGCATACAGCGCCACCGCCAGCGCGTTGGTGCTCCACTGCTTGAACGTCATGCTCATGTCGCACTTGGTCTGCTTGATCATGCGACCGATCTGCTGGCGATTGCCGGTATAGCTCTCGAACACGTCGTCGGTGGTGGTGGCCAGTTTGATCTGGCACGGATCCACGTCGCCGACCCACTGCAAGCTCAGCGGCTTGCCGTTCGCGTCGCGCGTGCCCAGCAGCACGCGGCCCTGGAACGAAAAGAGGTTGGGGGTGCTCACTTGGTGGTCTCCTGCGAGGCGGCGATCGGCGCCGGTACGGTGACGGCCGGCTTGGCGTCGGCGCCGGCCTTGGCCTCAGCCTTGGCCTGGGCGGCTGCAATCTCGCCGGCGTAGGGCGTGGGGTTGTCGCGGTTGGCCAGCTTCTTCGCCTCGGCCTTCAGCGCATCCCACTCGGCATGGATGAGGTCCTCGCCCTTCAGCCACAGGGCCTCGACCACGTCGACGTCGACCTCGGCGCCGGCCGGGTAGGCAACGCCGGCGTGGGTGTGCGGGTACTTCAAGGTGACTTTCATGGTCTTTACCTCTGCAGAAAATGCTGGGTTTGGTAGACGTCGCTCCAGAGCAGCGTCGCCTGGTCGTAATCGACCAGGTCGCCCTGGGTGAGGTTGGTGGGCCGACCGCCGGGGATCGGCGGAATCCAGCCCAGGAGCGCCGAGCGCACCTGGCCCAAGACGGCGCCGAGATCATCGGCCGCCTGCATGCCGCGCTCGGAGGCACGGTAGTTGCGCACGGCAACGACGACGCCGAACGTGACCGGCGTGCGTTGATGGCCCGATGTCACGCCCGGCTCGATCACGGGTTTCTCGCGGGCCAGCAGCACGAAGGCGCACGGCGGCACGAAGTCGCGCAGGCTCTTGATCGCGGCATAGTCCGCGGCGCCCTTCACCTGGCGCAGCAGCGGAACCTGCGCCTGCAGCTGGGTGATCACCAGGTTGATGTCGAACGGCGCGGCGCTCATTCGGGGATGTACCAGGGGCCCGGCCGGCAGGCCGGATCGGTGATGGTCTGCGGCAGACCGATGCCCGGCACCACGGTGGTGTCGGTGGCGCCGATCGAGAACTGGCCGTTCGCCGTCAGCTGCAGGAACTTCAGCGCGTCCTGGTAATCGCGGCCGATGGGGTCAACCTTCGGGTCGGTGATGCGATCCTTGTGCAGCAGGTAGCGCGTGATGGCGCGCGCCCAGCCGCCGACGATCGGGGGCACCGGGTTCAACGGCAGCGGGTAGCCGCGCTTGGCCAGGAAGCCTTCGATCACGCCGCCGGCATCGGTGATCGCGTCGTTGATCCGGCCGATCGCGTCGTTGCCGACGGCCACCTGCGCCGGCGTCCAGGCGCTGGTGTCAGTCCCGCGCAGCAGCGCATCCATGAGCGCGGGGTCGACGATGGCGTCGACCTCGGCCGTGGCTACCTGTGCCAGCTCCGTGGCACCAGGGCGTTCGGCCAGCTGCGCGAGCGTGACGTACATGCGTCAGTCCCTCGCCGGCCAGAAAGCGACGGCGTACTGACCCGGATCACCGGCGGCCGCTTCCGACTCGAACAGCAGCACCGAGGTAAGCGACACCGGTGTCCCCGCATCGGGGAACGCCTGCAGGTTGATCGCCACCGGGCCGAGCTGCGTGTCCTGGTCACCCCAGGCGCGAGTGATGATCGCCGGCGCACGGTCGGTGCCATTGCTGGCCACGAGCGGACCTTTGACGATGACGGTGCGACCGATCGAAGGACGCATGGATCAGCGCCCCTTCTTGCCGGCGTAGGTCTCGGCCGCCTTGCGCGGCTCGTCCTTCGGCTTGTGGACGTGATTCACCTCTTCGTCGGCGTGCGCCTTGCGCAGATGGCCGCGCTCGACCAGGTGCGCGACCTCGGCATCCGGCAGTTCGACCACCTTGCCGTGCGGGATCTCGTCGCCGTCGTGCTGGATGGTATGGTTGGTGTGGTACTTGCCCATGTGGATGCTCCCGTGGGTGGTGAGTAAAAGCGCCGGCCTGTGTGGTTCGGCCGGCGCTTGGGTGCGGACGCTTGCGGTCGCGCTCAACGCGTACCGTCAGTTGCCGGCGCCGGTGATCAGGAAGCCGCCCTGCATGCCCGACAGCACCGTGGTGTTGTCGAAGCTGACGCCATAGACCCAGCTCTTGGTATTCGCGTCCCAGTACGGCGCCTCGACCAAGGGCATGCCTTCGATCAGGTAGGTGTAGCCGTAGCTCGGCTCCTCGGCGTTCGCGCTGGCGTCGCCGCCGCCCGACGGGGCGACATAGGCCAGCACCACGTCGGCACCCCACACGTCGCCGAAGACATCGGTGACGGGATCCGCCGTCATGGCGGCACCGACCACCACGTTTTCGATATTCCACAGCTGGCCGAGCAGCTCGGCGGTGACCGAGTCGCGGCCGGTGTACTTGATGCGGTCAATGATTTCCGGATGGAACCGGAGATTCTTCATCGCCTTGGCGCTGAGCAGGCAGGTGTTCGGGTAGACGCCGATCGAGGTGCGGATGGCTTCGGAGGCGGCCGCGATGTTGGCGCTCGGCGTGGACGACGAGTTCGACCACACGCTGGTACCCGAGAGGGCCAGCTGGTGGTTGGCGTCGTAGTTGGCGGTGTTGCGGGCGGTGGTGGCGCAGGCGTTTTCGTGGCCCAGCATCATCACGCGCAGCACCGTGTTGATGGCGCGCGTGCCCAGGTCGATGCCCGGCACGGCGCTGGCGTCGCGCATCAGCTCGCGCGGCACGGACGCTTCGAGGGCGCTCGGCACGATGGCGTAGGGCTCGCCCTGGTAGCCGAAGTTGATGCGCTTGGTCGCGGTACCCGGCGCGCGGGCGGTGTTGACCAGGCGGAAGGCTTCTTTGCCGAACTGGATGATCTTGCCGGCGTACATCGGCACCGGTGCCAGCGGAAACAGGCTGCGACCGACCAAGCCAGGCTGGCGGTAGCCGCGGGCGTGTTCGGACAGAACCGGGTCGACGATGCGGGCCTGACCCGGGGAGAGCTGTGCAGTAGTCGTCATGGAATGCTCCGAGGATCAGGGCGATCAGTTGGGGATGAGGGAGACTTCGATCGTCGCGCCGGCGGCGGCGGCCGCCTCCAGCGCGACGGCGACGGCGACGTTGGGGCTCACCCACGGCACGGCGTTGCCGTTGGCGTCCGACTCCAG